GTTACAGATACTGTTTGTCCTACAGTAAGAGTGTGGGTTGCAGACGTTGTTAACGTAGCTACGTTTGAGGTTAAAGCTTTGTTAGTGATGGTGTACGTCTGGTCTTGGTCAGCTCGCACCAACTTAGTAATCTGTTGGTATGCCACACCCTCAACGTTTCCGATAGTGGTATGGACATCCGAGATACTTATAGTCTCACCAAAAAGTACATTGTTAAGCGACAGTAAGTTATTAATTGCTGAGGTTACGTTTGCAACCACAGAGGACTGCTTATACTGAGTGCCTACAGTTATATTTACTGTTAAATAAACTCCAACATATTTAGGTGGCTGGAAGGTTACATAGGTATTCGCTGGGGCTTTATCTACAAGATAGGTTTGTACATTTGAGGCCGCGGTAGTAAACGCGGCACTAGCCGTAACGTTATCTGAGGAGACTCCAGGGTCTCCGGCAGGCACTAAGTACAGAGTTACTGATGTGTATACGTCAGCCGTTGCTACAGCCTTGGATACTCCAGAGACCTGTACCGCAAGTGTGGCATAGTCTAGTAAAGATACAGCTCTATTAATAGACCTAATACTTAGGGGAGCGTTTACTCGTATTGAATCTGTAGACTCAATATCAGCTCCGCCGGTTGCGGCACCGTCTCCAGCGACAGAGATATCTTGGTTTATTACAGATAGTCCGGTAGGTATAGAAGATAAGCTAGGTACCTTTATTGTGTATCTAATGGTATTAGATGCCACGTTTCCAAGAACTCCGCCACCTACACGATAAGTCACGTAGATTGGTGCACCGTTTGGCGGAATAGCACCGCTGATACTGTCACCAAAAGTTATGTACGTTAGGTTGTTTGAGTCCGTATAGACAGAAAACACAGGGTCATAGCTATTAGAGTCAATTAAGTAGTCAACCTGATTATAGGCTAACCCATTAATAGCAACTTTAATGCTGTTATTAATTACAGAGGGAGTAGACAATGCAAACGTTTGGTTGGGGCTGCCATCAGATGTCCCCACAGCCTCATTAGATATAGTTTGGCCTTGTGTCGCAGCTACTGTGGTAGACCCTGAGAAAGCTCCAAAGCTTGAGCCTGTGCCAGAAGGGGTAAAGTTTGCCCCCGAGTTATACACAGTAAAGGTGTAGGAGCCCGAAGAACCTCCAACAGCAGTTACAGGAAAACGACCATTAAAATACGATGGGCTAACCCCAGAAATTGTTACTGTGCTTCCAACTTGTACGCCAGGCGTGGCTAGGCCATACGTGTAAGTTGCTACTGTTGAAGACGTTGCCGATGCAGCAGTTAACGCCACACCGGTAGCGGGTACAATAATCGCAGAATTGGTCTCAAAAATAACTTGCGCAGTAGTGGCGTTTGCTACAAGGGAAGTTGCTGTTTGGGTAAGCGCAGGAAGAGATATTGGCGTTGAGCTAGAGTTTGTAAATGTAAGGGTTACCGTAGAGGCCGTGTTATTGGTCGGTACATAGCCAAGCATATTAGCAAGCTGTAAAACGCTAGAGCGCTGTGTGGCCGTGGTAATAAAAGACTCATTGGCAGCACGGTCAATATAGTAGTTGAGGATGTCTCCCATGTAAGAGAACAGCTCAAGGAGGGTCATGCCGAAGTCGGCAGGGTCACGATTAGTCCAGGCTGGCGAGAAATTAGGGATGAGGGCGGTCATATCCGCTAGGATTGACGCGTAATCTCTTGATGTATAGTCAATAGATGGCACGTAGTTAGCCACTTGTTACCTCCGTAATTACATCTCCAGACTGGCTAAGAATATCAGTTTTAACCACCAGAGTCTCAGTTGTCGTTGACGTTCCGTACTTATAATCAATAGTGATGTTCAAATGACCATCTACAGGGTCCAAGGCACCTTTAACTTCTACGAGTTTTAGGTACGGAAGCCACTTTGCAAAGCCGCTAGCCACCTCTTGTTTTACTACCGTCACGGCCCTGTCAGTGTTCTCAAATGTTGCCCCTTTAATACCGGTGCCAAAACCAGGGCGATGAACTCTCTCTTTTAAGGAGGTCATTACTACCAAAACTACCCTGTCCTGGATTATCTTTTTTTGGTCGCTTGTGCTGTTGACGCCACCGTTGCTACTGAAGCCAAAAGGCAGGCTAATTGCAGAACTCATACATAAACTCCCATCCATACTGGAAAGTTAGGGTCTCCAGCAATAAACATGACCCAGACTTTTTGGTTGACATTAGGCACCTTATTGTGCGCACTGTGGGCAGCGTTCAAGGTAACAGTGTGGGTATGGCTGCCAAAGGTGCTGACGGTTGCCGCGCTAGATGTGTAGGTATCCGTATGGTTAGCATGGGTGGTGTTGTCTGTTACAGGAAGGCAGGCTACGGCCCACTCAGTTTCCGCCTGACCTAGCACTTGTGGGACCCTTAACTTGATACGGCTAGTGTTATCCGGGTCTTGATTATTGGTGCAGACGCCCTCATACAGGCCATAGAATCTTTTGTCGTATGTCATAGCATGCTCGGAATCTTATTTGTAGTAAAGTTGGTCTGGTTTGTAGTACTAGTAGATATAGGGTCTAGTGTAGCAGTGCCAGTAACCCAGACAGGGCCATCTGTAAACCCTTTGGCCCTATTTGATAGGGTTCCAAATGACCCTACAGATTGAGGGCCTAAATTAGGAGCTGTGCGCCTAAGAACCGTTACTGGGGTTACATTGGTCTGAGTTACGCCAGGTATAATCGTTCTTGAAGCCCTGGACGAAGGCTCAGCAATAGTCTTTCCGTCAGTCCACCGTGCGGAATCACCTAAAGAGTCTGTGCCAAGATGCAAGATGGTCGTGTACGTCTGACTGTCTCGCTCAGACTCAACAATACGGTGCTCTGTTCCTAGAATAGTCCANTATCCAGAGTAGTAGGTTCCTAGTCCATCTAAGTACACAGGGGCATCAGGTCGTAAATCAGGGGTGCCTATAACCTCAGCAGTGGCTCGGTACGGGAATATGGTGCGGTTTTCAGCGGCTTCGGCCTCGTGTTGAGCTACCGTCGGGTCTGAGACAACTACGTCTGTTGCATACTTATCAAAGAACTCAGGTGCTGCCTTAAATCGTGTTTTAGGCGCACGGTTTTGCTGGGTAACCGAGAGCGGGGTTAGCGATACAGAGTCTAGTCCTGAAAGGGCTACAGCTGCTTTTGTTTCTTCGTCCTGAGGCAAAGACTCTCCTATAACAGAATCAAACGAGTATATAGTTGAACCGCTAGTGTCGTTAGCCCCTCTCATTACAAACTTATTGGCCTCTTGACGCTTGTTGGTATACTCGTACATCATAGGCTGAAAGTACAGCTCAGTGTTTTCTGCTCTTAGGCTGTAGCCAGATTGCTTGGCTAACCTAACCATAATTTCCCAGTCACTGTGGCCAGCTTGAGCTACCTGTGGATAGATACGAGGATGAGGTACAGCAAAGCAAACAAAGTTATTTCTTTTAGCAATTTGTTTTATGATGCCGTCAGCGGACAGCCCCTTGTAAATCTGCTGTGATTGGTTCTTCATAACCATAGACGCCCCTACAGCCACGACCTCTGTTAAAGAAGTATCTGGTGTTCTGTCTACATTAACATGGTGAACATAGCCGTAGAATGTCTTAGATANGCCGTTACTAGAGAGACTAAACTGTATAGGCGACCCCGAAGACACAACATCATAACTAATATCCCAGTCCCTAAACTTAATAGTTGCTATCTCATGCTGGTACCTATTTTGGGCAAACGTCATCTCATAGACGCGCAGTATGGGAGGCAAGGTAGTATTAGGAAACGTGACTTTAACGTAGTTAAACATTAGGTATCCTAATAATTGTTCCTGGGGCTATGTTAGTAAAGTCTTTAATCTCAGGATTAAACTCAGGTATAATCCACCAATACTCTGAGTTGTTATAGTATTGGTGTGCAAGCTGGTCTAGACGCTCCCCATCTTTATACACATGCTCGTAGTACTCTACAGTACCTAGTTGAGAAAAGTTATAAAATACAATAGGGTTGTTTGACCCATTTACTTTAGTAGACACAAAATCTACTGTTGAGTACTCATACCTAGAGCCCTTAAATATAGTCATCGTTAGTTTCCACTCTGTAAAGATACTTTTGAGAAGACGTTAAATGTTACTTGAATCTCAGTGTGCAGAGGGACCATATTTTCAGTAAATACTGAGTGCTGAATGGCTAGCGCATCAATCCACCCTACGTATGACAAGCTATCTCCAGTAGGTCCTAGCTGTAAAGCTATAGGATTTGGGGTGAGAAAACCAATGTCAGCTGTCTCTCTACCTAAAGCATTAGTCCAGGCTTTTCCGCCAACACCTATGCCATTGATAGCTCTGAATAGGTATTCAACGTCGGCCATTGTTCCCTTATTTAATAGGTCAATAACTTGTTGCCCTTGGTCTTGGTAGACACCAATTTGCCCACCAGCTTTGTAAGGATTGTCTGAAGCGGTGGCTATCCCTGCCAAAGTTGTTGTATCNACTTGGGACAAAGAGTTAATAGAGCCCCCGTTTTTAATCCAAGCAAAATCATTAATTCTGTCAAGCACGATAGTAAATTGAACAGTCTCCATAGCGGTAAA